ATCGATGGTGTTCTGCATCGCCATGGTGGTTCAGACCTCGCGATTATCTGCCACTGCACCGCTGCATACGAGTCCCAAGACTTTGAGAGCCAGACCACACGTTCAGGTTTTCGCGATTCCTCAGGCGTCAAATCAACCGACATCAATGGCCGTCAACAGGCGATCGGTGTTGACCCAGACAAGGACATCATCCGCGAAATTCACCGCAAACGCCGTGACCTTTGGCAGCGTTCTGCGCAAGACCTCAACTCATTAAGACAACAGGTCCGTGCTGGCATGAACCCACAGCTCCCGGACTACATTGCAACCGTCAAGCAGCAGCTCCAAGGCTTAAACGAGCTGCTTCCTGCCCTTCCATCAAATGAGTAACCTGACCATCAGGCAGCAACCTGTTGTTTCGCGCATTTCAATCCTTGTCGATGAAGCCAAAGATGTTGCTTCTGCAATCCTCGACAACACAATTGAAGATCAAGCGCCCCTGCCTCTTCACTCTTATGGGCATCTTTCCGCTCAGTTAAACGAAATCAACTCAATCTTGCGTCTTGCTACTGATGGCCAACACTAAAATTTCAATTCGGATCCCTGAAAAGCAACTTGACAGCTATCGAAAAGTCGCAGAGCAGCAAAACAAACCACTTTCGCAGGTTGTAGCTGATCAGCTTCAATCAACCGCCTGCAGGCCAACGCCTGCGCAATTATTTGAGGCCGCTGAACAAGTGCGCCGCAAATATCGTGGGTTTCTTTCACGCGATCAGGCCGTCCACATCACCTCAGTTGCTCTAAATTGCCTGCATGAGTCTGCAAAGCCCTGTTAACCTTTGCTCATGGCAGCAAAAGCGACAAACGTAGAAATAGACGGGCGGATAAATGCCGTCTACAAGCTTTTATTGGAAGGCAACAGCAGAACCCAGATTCTTCAATACGGTTCGGAGACCTGGAACATCAGCGAACGGCAGGTTGAGGAATACATCAAAAGAGCCCGCGATCATCAGCGCCTTGATGCTGAGCTGGAGCGGCCAGAATGGCTTCATGAGTCGCTCTGTGCTCTCAAGGACATTCAGCGCAAAGCCACGAATGGCAAGCAATACAGCACTGCGTTGAAAGCCATCGAGCTGCAAGCACGGCTTCTGCGCTTTGAGATGTCATGAGCCTTGTCGATGACATCGTGAGCAGTTCGCCACTGCTTGCGCCCATTGAAGAGCTGCAGTCTTTTAAAAAACCAAGCGTCGCTCAGGTTTTAAAGCGCGTGCAACACGGCCTGTTGCCTCATCAAGTTAAATTTTGCGAGGACACAGAGCATCGCAAGTTAGGTCTTGTTTGCGGGTTTGGTGCTGGCAAAACCTATGGCCTCGTCTGCAAAAGCATTCACATGGCGGCACTCAATGTCGGCCACGTATCTGCCCTGTTTGAACCCATTGCTCCGATGTTGCGTGACATCTTGCAGCGCACCATGGATGAGCTGTTGGAGAAATGGGAGATCCCTTACGATTTCCGTGTGAGTCCTTTGCCTGAGTATCGGCTGCACTTCAAAGAAGGGAGTCACACAATCCTTCTGCGCACGATGGAAACAGCAAATAGGATCCGAGGTCAAAATTTGTGCGCTGTAGGCTTCGACGAGGCAGACACAGCCAGTAAATCTGTTGCCACGCAAGCAATGCGCATGGCCCTTGCCCGTTTGAGGGCTGGCAACGTGCAGCAGTTCTATGCGGCCACCACCCCGGAGGGTTTTGGCTGGGCGTTCGACACGTTTGAAAAGAATGCAGGTGACGACACCGCGTTGATTCGCGCTAAAACAACAGACAACCCTTATCTCCCTGAAGGGTTCGTTGACTCGCTTTTGGAAAACTATCCAGAGCAGTTAATCAAGTCTTACCTAGAGGGCGTTTTTGTAAATCTGAACACTGGTCAGGTTTACGACCGCTTTGACCGCGCTAAGCACGTCACGCAAAACATTCCTGAACTCGATTCCGAACCTCTACGCATTGGAATTGACTTCAACGTGACCAACACCAACGCGGTGATCGGTGTACGCCTTGGAAACCAGCTTCTACTGATCGACGAGATCAGCGGTGCTCATGACACCGACGCTCTGGCCCAAGAAATCCGCAGGCGATTTCCCAGTCGCCGCATCTATGTCTACCCTGACGCATCAGGCGGAAACCGCAGCACTAATGCCTCGCGGACTGACATCGAGATTCTGGAGTCATACGGCTTCAGCAACCAGTCGCCGCGTTCTAACCCTGCCATCCGTGATCGGGTTCTTGCTGTTCAAGCTTTGCTGGAGAACTCCAAGGGTGAAGTGCGGGTGCAAGTCTTTGAAAAGTGCAAGAGATTGATTGAGTGCCTTGAGCTGCAGTCATACACAACCAAAGGTGAACCGGACAAAGAGGCTGGCTATGACCACATGGTTGATGCGTTGGGTTATTTGATTGTGCGTGAGTTCAGCCCATTGAATGCACGAGCTGGACGGGGCACAGGCATTCGCCTATATTGATGCCGTGAAGTTGGAGTGCCGGTGCGTCGGTCCAGTGGATCATTTAAACCTTGCCCCTGGAGGTTGCCCGGCGATCACCGCGCCGGTTCCCCTTTTTAAACCGGACTGCCGGACGCGGTGGGTTGATGGAGGCGGCAAGGTTTTGAGCATTGAAAGGGGGCTGACTTTCAAAGTTGCCCCTTTTCTTGTGTCTATAGATCTGTCGATTAACATCAGATCATCGGGCGGGCTTTAGCCGTGTATTCAGGTTTTTCAGGTAGGCAGCGTGTTGGCAACGTCACCACTGTTGAAAGCCCAAACACCGCTTACGTAAATCAAGAGCCGCACTGGCTTCTGATTGAGGCTCTGCTGCAGGGCACTTACGGCATCAGAAAAGGGCACAGAAAATACCTGCCGCAAGAACCAAGAGAACTAGATGAGGCTTATGACAACAGGCTGATGCGTTCAACGCTCGCGCCGTATTACGTCAGGTTGGAACGCATGTTGGCGGGCATGTTGACCCGCAAACCCGTGCGCTTGGAAGATGTCAGCGACGTTGTAACTGAGCAACTGTTTGACGTTGATTTGCAGGGCAATGATCTCAACGTCTGGACTTACGAAACCGCCCGCAAGTGCATCAGATATGGACACGTCGGAGTTTTAGTTGATGCACCAAAAGCCGGTGACAATGGTCGCCCCTATTGGACGCAATACACACCTCGGGACATTCTTGGTTGGCGCTCTGAAATTGCCAACGGCAAGCAGCAGCTGACGATGGTCAGGCTGATGGAAAAGATCACTGTTCCCGATGGCCTGTACGGCGAAAAGCAGGTTGAGCAAGTGCGGGTGCTTACGCCTGGCGCGTTCGAGATCCATCAAAAGGATGACAAGGGGGAGTTTCGTTTGGTGGATGAAGGCAGAACCAGCCTGAGCGAAATTCCGTTTGCGGTGGCTTATGCAAACCGCGTCGGTGTTCTTGAGTCGCGGCCACCATTGGCAGACATTGCAGAGCTGAACCTCAAGGCATACCAGGTGCAGTCTGATCTGGACAATCAGCTGCATATTTCGGCAGTTCCGATGCTCGCGATTTTTGGTTTCCCGCAATCGGCGGAGGAGATAAGCGCAGGCCCTGGGGAAGCCTTAGCCCTCCCAGAAACGGCATCGGCTTCATACATCGAACCCTCCGGCAACAGCTACAGCGCACAGTTCCAACGACTTGAGCAGATTGCTCAGCAGATCAATGAGCTGGGCCTTGCTGCAGTGCTCGGGCAAAAGCTCAGCGCAGAGACAGCAGAGGCCAAACGGATCGATCGCAGCCAAGGCGACAGCACCATGATGGTGATCGCTCAGCAGATGCAAGATTTGATCGACAACTGCCTGACGTTCCACGCGCAGTACATGCAGCAGGCACAAGCCGGCAGCAGTTTCATCAACCGCGACTTCCTGGCAACGCGCCTAGAACCGCAGGAGATCCAGGCACTGCTGCAGCTTTACACCGCCGGCACGATCACTCAGGAAACACTGCTCAACCAGCTGTCAGCCGGTGAAGTGCTGGGTGATGAGTTCGACGTTGAGGAGGAGGTCGAGGCCACGCAGACCGGCGGGTTAATTGAAATGGACAAGCCTGAACCCGAGGTTGAGACTGAGGCCACAATGCCGGAAGCAGACCCTGAGGTTACTAATGAGCTGGATTGACCACCTGAGAAAATCCGAGAAGCAAGAGCCTGACAAACAGTATCTGTACTACGTCAGGCAGCAGCTAAAGCAGCAGGTCTACGCCGTGGTCCGTGTTACTTGGTACGACGAGGACGG